GGTGCAGCAGCGCGCAACCCGGGGGGCGCGCTGCGCTACCCGGCGGCAGCCCGGAGCCGCTTGTCGATCTGCTTCAAGCGGTCGTTCAGCGTGTAGTCGGGCGTGCGCGTTCCCGATAGCTCGTCCACCATGCGGGCGCGCCACGAGGCCGTGGCGTTCTGGAGCGCAAGCGTCCGGTCATGCGGGGTCGGTGGCGCGGGCGGGTACCCGATCAGGGCGTCCTGTCCTCCGACCGAGACAACCAAGCCCCAAGGCTTGGTGTGGTACTCCGGCTCCGGCGGCGTGAGCTTCTCCGCCTCGCGCCGCGCCGCCTCCCGTGCGGTGAGCAAGTCGGCCACGTGCTCGCGCTCCGCCATGAGCCGCGCGATCGTCCCCGCCTTGCTCGCGAGCTTGCGCGCGACCTCCGGCCCGAGCCCCATGCAGCCGGTGCCAACGATCATGGTCGTGCCGTCGTCCGTCTCGACGTAGGCGTGCACCTCGTGGAGCCGCCCGCAGCGGTCGCACTCGCGCGCGTTGCCGCTGCCAGGGATCGCCGCCCACTTGCCGTCCGCGATTTCCTCGTACTCGCGAGTGTCCACGACGCGCAGGATCTTCATCGGACCACGTCCGGCAGCAGCGTGAGCGCCGACGCATCCCAGACCCGCTCGACGCTCGCCTCCATCATCGGGCGGTACGTGCGGTGCGTGAACACCGTATCGTACTTCACGTCGCGCTTCTCCTCGATGCCTTCGATGTTCGCGCAGTCCACTCCATCGCCGAACAGATCGCGCGCGGCGTACTCGCAGCCCTCGAAGATGTCCCAGTAGACGAACCCGTCGAATCCGAGCCGGCGCGCGACGGCCTGGACCGTCTTGGAGTCGAAGAACACGTAGGCGTCGGCGGCGATGCGATCCGCGACCTCGAACTTCTCGTCGGCGTACTCGAACTCGTCGCGCATGTCGCGAATGAGCGAGTCACTCATGTCGAACGAAAGCTCTCGATCGTCGGGATCGATCTCGCCCCCGTCCTCGTCGTACACAACGTAGCCGAACTCGCCCCCCGCGGCCTTGCCCATCATCCGGTTGTGCAGGTAGTTGAACACCTTGCGCACCTCGTCGTCAGCGATGCCGTCGGGCTCGCCGTAACGAAGCGCGCGCATGATGTCGCCGACGCTGCCTTGGTTTTGGTCGAACACGAGCGGGTTGCGCATCGCCAAGTGCGCCGCGTGCACGGTGGACGTTTCGATGAACCGCGCTTTGGTTCGCTCGCGCAACGACGAGAACGGATCGGCAGGCACCGCCGACCAGATCAGCGCGACCGCGATTGCGTCGGTCCACGACTGGGCGCCGCGCACGCCACCAAGGTCGCGGCGCTGCGTGCCGCGGTAGTAGAGCCTCTCCGGGTCGAGCGCGGCCACGATCCGTCTCAGCCGTACCGGCGCCTGCGCACCGGCTGCCGCCGCGAGTAGCCGCTCACCGCGGTGGTCGCGCTCGGCTGCGCGTTGCTCGCGAACAACGGAATCCGCGCCGACGGTTCCTTCTCAGCAATCGGAAAGCCACCGTTGTGCTCTTGGTGACCGGGCGACACGAATGGCAGGAGGCCCGTGAGCACACCGAGCACCGAGTAGACGCCGATCGCTTGCAAGCTCATGGAGCGCTCTGACTCCGGCTCGTACATGACCAGCGCCATTTCGCCGAGCCCGAGGATCGCGCTCAGCGTGAGCGCAGTCGGCATATCGATCTTCTTCCCGCGACCCACCGCGAGGAAGCCGTTCGCGATACCGACGCCCATCGCGAAGCTGTACGGGTGATTGACCAGATCCTTGAACGTGATGGCCATGCGAGTCTCCTACTGAGCGACGGGGGGGCTTGCGGTCACTGGCAGCGCAGCCGCCATGTCGCGGACGCGAGCGTAGTTCCGTGCGTTGTAACCCATGGTGGTGAGGCCGAACAGAGCGAGCACGGTTCCACCGAACCCGCCTGCCTTCACGCCGCCCCAGATCATCAGCGGTCCGATGACGACCACATCCAGCAGTCGCACCCGCTGGCTTTTCATCGTCGCTAGCGGATCGGGCACGCAGGTCACCGGGGTGCCCACGTCGAACGCAACGGTGATTGGAACGTTCACGCGCATGGCTACTTCCGCGTCCCGTCCGGGGGGGTCTGGTCGCCCCAAAGCGCCGCGATGTGCTGATCGACCGCAACGTCCACGGCCTTCACCTGATCGCCCACCGGTCCGAGCGCTGCGAGTAGCGCATCGTGCGGAATGCCCTTCTTCGCCGCCCATGCCGCGACCAGCTTGCGAACCTCGTCCACGAGGTGCGGCGCTTCAGTGGCCAGAAACTGGAGTAGCGAGGCAACGAACGCGAGCGGCATATCAGCGTGCTCCCTTGGCCTGCTCGATGGCAGCGACAGTGCCCTGCTCGATAATGGCGAGCGCGACCACGGCGCGGCTCACGTCGGCGATGGTTTTCTTGCCCTGCTCGTACGCGACGATCGCGGCGGCCAACGCAGCGTGAGCCGCCGTCGCGGCGTCGATCGCATCCCACACCGGCGTCCACTTCGCGCGGACGGCGCGCACCGCGGCCTCCGCCTGCTCGCGCGTGCCGTTCTGCGCCTTGACCAGATCGACCGCCGAGGTCTGCTCCGCGCGGTACAGGGCGAGGGCGCCCGTCTCCGCGGTCTGCACCACAAGGCGCGCGGTGTTGGCGGTGACGGCCGCGCCGTTCAGCGCGACCTGCTCGGCGCTCGCGCCGCAACCCGACAGGGCGAGACTGGCCAGGGCGGCGGCAAGAGCAAAACGGAATCGAGGCGGCACGTCGGACACGGTACGGGGCGTCCCATGGGCCGTCAAGAAATCGGCATCGGGTGCCTCCGTGCCCGCCCGCCCGCACGCTCAACACCGGGGAAAGGGGGACAACGGCGGAGCGTGCGGGCGGGCCAACCCGAGGAGGACGGGTGCATGACTACCCGACGCCCGCAGTCTACGTCGCCTGGAGCGCATCGTCAAAGTCATCGAACTGCTCCATGTCCACGCCCCCGACGCGCTCGTAGAACCGCATGGTCGAGCCACGGAACTGCATTTCGATCGTGTCGAGCGGACCGTTGCGCTGCTTGGCGATGATTAGCTCCGCCTGCCCGGATTCCACGTCCTTGTCGTACATATCGGGCCGGTAGATAAACCACACGCTGTCCGCGTCCTGCTCGATGTTGCCCGACTCGCGGAGCGACGAGAGCTTCGGTCGGTGGTCCTTGCCCTGCTTCTCGGTGTCGCGGTTCAACTGCGAGAGCGCGATGACCGGCACCTTCAGGTCTTTGGCAAGCTGCTTCAGGCCGCGAGTGATGGTTCCGATTTCCTGCTCGCGTGAGTCGCCGCGCTCGCGCGTGCCGCGCATCAACTGGAGGTAGTCCACGCAGATCAGACCGAGGTGCTTGCACGGCACGCCCATGCGCTCAGCGGCGAGGTCGCGTTGCAGCTTCCGAGCACGAGCGCGTAGCTCCATCAACGCGAGGCCGGCCGTGTCATCGATCCAGAGAGGCATCTGCGTCAGGTCGAGCACCGACTGCCGTAGCTCCGCACGCTGCTCGACCTTCAGGACGTTGCGACGCACGTCACCCGTGTCGATGCCGCGCTCGGCGCACGCGAGGCGCATCGCGATCTGCTCCTTGGGCATTTCGAGAGAGAACACGGCGACCGCCTCGTCGCCTTTCCGCGCGACGTGCGCCGCCACGTTCATCACGAGGCTGCTCTTACCGTGACCGGGGCGCGCGGCGATGATGTAAAGGTCGCCCTTGTGCAGGCCCGCCGTTGCCTTGTCGAGTCGCGAGAACCCAGTGGAGACACCCGAGCCGGTCAGACCGAGCCGTTGCGCCTCCTCCATCCGGTCCACTTCGGCGGCCACCACCAAGCCCACGCGAGCGAACGCCGACACGGCGCCACTCGCACCTAGCTCGGCAAGCGAAGCCTCGGCGTTCTGCACTAGCTCGCGGGCTGGCACCGGCGTGTCGTACGCCTCGGCCGCGAACGTCTGGCACTGCGCGATTAGCTGTCGCTTCTGCCATGCGTCGCGAACGATCTCGGCGTACGTCGCGACGTTCGCAACCGCGGGCACCGAGTCCATGATCTGCGCGATGTACGGCGTGCCTCCGATCTGCGCGAGCCGATCCTGCGACTTCAACCACGTCGAGACGGTGATCACGTCCACCGGCTGGCTCGCCTCATGCAGCGCGGCGACAGCCTCGAAGATCCATCTGTTCGCGTCGGAGTAAAAATGCTGGACCTGCACGATGCCAGCGACCACGTCGTAGTCGTCGGGCTTCAGCAGGCTGGCACTGAGTACCGCCCCCTCGGCGTCCAGGTTGTGCGGGGGCACCCTGCCTTGCACGGGGCGGAGCGGAACCGGAGCGGATGTACTTTTCACACCAGGCTGCATGACGGCGACTTCCCGAGCGTTGTGATCGTGGCGAACGCGCCGACCAGATCGGCCAGGCTCCCGTGCGTGGTGATCAGTGTCGCGCGCTGCCGGTTCCATCGCTGGTAGAGCACGTCCTCCATGCGCTCTTTCAGCCACGCCTCTTTCGCGAGCTTGCCGGTGTCGAGGTTATCGAGCACGAGCAGGTCGGTGCGGCGCAGACGGTCCATCGGATCTTCGTCGTCCGAGTCGAACTTGTACCCCTTCATCGCCACCCGTAGCTCGTTCATGTCGGAGTACCAGAACCGCTTGCGCGGCATGGTCCGTGGGATGCCGCGCAGCATCGCGCAAGCGAGGTGCGTCTTGCCGCTCGCGTGCGGGCCGCAGAGCACGAGCCAGGGAGCGCCGCCCCCCTGGACCGCCTCAAGGAAACCGACCGTGGCGTCGAACGCTGCCTGCTGCGATTCGGTTTCGATGCGGAAGGCACCGAAACTGGATCCCCGGTAACGCTCCGGCACGTCCGCCAACCCCAGGCGCTGGCCAAGACGCCACTCGCGGTAGCGCTCGCAGCGCGCCGCCACCACGCGCTCGCCCTGCCAGACCGGAAGCTGGCCCGGCCGCACCAGCGAGATCACCTGGGAGCAGGCGGCGCCCGTCGGGGGGCAGCCCGCGCACATGGCCAGCCGCTGCTCGCATTCGGCGTACCAGTCCGTCGCCTCCGCGACGAGCGCCGCCTCAGTCCACCCCGCGGGGCAGCTTGCGGCGAGCAAGGGGTACCGCTCCCGCAGCAGCGCCTCTGGCCCCCCCGCCTCCCGCGCTGCCGTTCGTAACCCCTCCCGGTCCGCCTCCAGACCCACCAGAATTGCCGCCGGGTCCAACCCCGTTACCAAGCCCACTCGCTCCATGCCCGCCTCCGCTTTCCTGTCCAGTTGGAAGATTTCCTCTGCTCATGGAATTCAAAGCCTTGGGAGAGGCTTCGGTAAGGCTTGCGAAAGCCTTAGATCCAGATCCCGATCCCGATTCATATTTCTCCTCTGAGAGGGAAAGGCTTTCGGAAGCCTTTGCCAAGCCTTCCAGGGTTAGCTGCCCCGGGTTCCGCGGTGAGTCCAGGTCGGCATAGGTGTGCAAATGCACGCCGTTCTGCCTGGCAGCGATGACCGGCCCAAAGGTTCGGTTCCAGGCCCGTTGCATTTCGGCGTTCGCCAGGTTCACTCCGGCCGGCACGGTGTCCAGGTGGGCGACCTTGAGCGCGCAGTCGGGCACGTCCCGCCAGGCCCGGAACCAGCCGACTAGCTGGTTCGGGTTCGTACACTTGTTGTATTTCGGGGCGTTCGGCACCCGGATGACCCGGGCGACCGCATCGAAGTACACGTGCGCCTTGCCGTCGTGGTCGGGCATGAGCGCCCGGTTCAGGGCGTGCTCGGTCTGCTCGACCAGGAAGCCGACCGCGTCGGAGAGGGCGACGACGCTCACGCCCTTGACAAGACCGGGGATGGATGTTCGGACATTCCCGAACAGGACGAACTTGAACACCTCGCGCGCATCGCTCGGCAGCGAGCGATACCAGGGGTCGTCCCACATGCGCGGATCGATCAGCCAAGCCATTCAGACTTGACTCCGGCGTGCACGCGCGGCGACGACAGTAGAGACAGCAATGCCTTTGCCGTGAATCACGAATCCCCCCTTCGGTTCAGCCGGCAGCAGCGACTTGCGCGCGGAGCTTGCGGGCGTAGGCGCGGATCGCGCGCCGGACCGTGTCGGCCTTGTAGAGCTTCTCTATTTCCGCCGCATCTTCCAGCGCGCTGCGGTCCTCCTCGTCGAGGATGACCATGAGGTGGTACTTGTCGGGGGCCTTCTTCGTCGTCACTTCGTCGTCTCCCTTCCGAGCAGGCTACACGGATACTAAAAGAGCGGTAGTAGGGTCAAGCCCCATGATCCGACCTCGCTTCGCCTGGTACAGCAAGATCGCGTCGCAAGGTCGCGTTGCGTAACGGAAAGCGAGGGACTGTTCATTCGCAAAAAAAACCGAGCAGGCCGCGCCTACCACTCGCCGCAGCCAGGAACTTACCCCTCCAGCCCGATGTCCTCACGTCGCTTCTTGAGGTACGCCAGAGGCGTGCCGGTGGGTTGGAGGTGGCCTATATCGCGACCCTGGAGGTGAGCACGCAGGGCAGATAACGTCCGAATGAGGATGCCATCGACGTACCTGCCGCCAGCGCCAGTTCCGCCGTGCGTGTTGAACCAGCGAGCGAGCGCCACCGGTGGCGCATTCGGGGAGAGAGAAGTCGGCAACGCCAGGCGAGAGTCGAGAAATCCCCGAAGGAAACCATCGATCGAGTGTTGGTTGATTGGTCGAGCGTAGGCGATTGCTGCGATTGCCGGGGCACTCGCGATCCTGGGTGGAGTCTGTGACAGCACAAGCGTGACATCTTGGCTGAATGGTCCACCACGAAACTCGGCGAGGTCATCCGGGTCGATTCGCGTAACGTGGAACGTGGGCGTGTCGTCGGAGCACTGCATTCGGATGTACTGACGAATCACTGCCTCCTCCCGGGCCGTCATCCTCCCCCCACGGTCCGTCAGGTTGTAGCTCTGGTGCGCTCGGCGTGGCCGCGTCTGATCCAGTGCAGCGATCTCGTCGGACGAGGCGCCGACCACCATGTTCCAGCGGTACGTGCGCTCGGTCTCCACTTGTGCAAGCAGGCGATGGCGTGCGTTGCACACGAAGCCTGCGCGATCGACGTAGATACCGGGCTGCATTAGCTCGACGAAGGTGCCGTCGCGCATCTTTCTGGCGTGCGCCGAGACGTGCTCAGGGGACACCAAGCGCTGACGCGGGTGCATGTGGTCGAGCAGGTACTGAGCGCCGGCAACATCGAGCGTTACGGTGAACTGTCGGCGCGTTTCCGTGGCAAGCGCAAATCCGAACGGGGTGTCGTTCTGTGAAAGCTCCTGAATTTCCATTTGACTCCTTCTTTCCAGCGAACGGTGTTACGCATGGTATATATGCCGCTGACGCCAACGGCGTCAATGGCGCGCCTGACAGGGCGCGAGACGTGAGGGCGGGGATCTAGATCCGAATCCAGATCCCGTCGCCCGGTCCCCATTGGGCCCGCGATCCGAAAAGTGCGCTTGACGCCGCTGGTAGCGATGGTAGCTTCGCAGCCATGCTTGCTACCAGAGCGAAGTTCAGCAAGTAGTGTTCGCGCATCCGCGCCTCGCACCCTGGGCGGCACCTTGCCTCCCCCGCTGGTGCGCTCACGGTGCGAGACTCGGGTGCGCGAAGCGAAAACAGAAGCGGAGCACTGAGCGATGAAAACAGAGTACGTGTTTGCGCAGCCTCACATGAGCCCCGCGACCGATCCGACGGGAGCGCTGGCGAGCTTGCACTACCATTTGGCGGCGACGGGCATCTTGAACCTGCTCCGTGAAGCGTGGGACAAGGCGAGCGACGACGCGAAGCGTACGCTCGCCGACCGGATTCTGTCGTGGGCAGGGAACAACCTGTCCAGCGTGAACGTCAGCGATCTGGTGCGGCATCTGCTCGGGAAGGTGGTCGCCGAGGGCCGGTTCGTGCTCACCTGGGAGCAGGACGCCGCTCTGGTGCAGGTGCTTTACACGCACGTGATGGCGGTGCTGCAAAGCAAGAGCAGCAACTACGACGTGGACAAGGTTCGTCAGGCCATCGTGGAGGCAGCGAAGCAGCGGCTCGGTGAAATGCAGGCGGAGCAGGTCGCGGCGGCGCTCGCGTCGCAGCCGGAGCTACCGGTTCGATGACACGTTCCACCGCCCGCGCCGCCACGGCTCGCAAGCCGCGCCCGAAGGCGAAGAAACCGACGGTGCGGCAGACGCGCGAGCGAGCCAGGGAGCGCCGTCGCGCTCGACTGCGTCCGCCGCCTGCGACGCACGAGGTGTTTGGGCTGCGGTGCCGAGTGAAGGAAGTGATGTTGCTCGACGAGACGCTTGTGCTCGTGTCCGACGAGGACGATAAGCAGTTCACGTTGCCGCTCCCGGTGCTCGTGGGTCGCGGCGCGCTCGAAAACATCGAGCGAGGGCAGGCCGTGTGGCTCTCGGTGCGCGTGCAGCGTGCCGCCGCCCCACCTTGACAGCGACCGGGCTGCTATGACAGCATTGACGGCACCATGGCAAACGATCCGAAGAACGAGAACTATTTTGCCCCACCGATCACGCCGGCCGACCCGGTGCCAGCGCGGAGCGCCCCGGAGTGGGGAGTGGACGCGGAAGAAATCGCGCGTACCGCCGGGCTCGGCAGCTACGGCGCCGATGTACTCGACCAGGCAGCGCGCGAGGAGGCGTTCATCCGAGGTCTGGAGCGCACGGACGCGGAGATACGGGCGCTGCGCGGCCTGGTCAACTGGCTCTGCGTCTGCGTCGTGGGGCTTTGCATCTGGGTCGGCTGGTTTGCGACGCACGGAAGGTGATGGCCATGGCGCTCAGGTCGGTGGATGATCCTCGGCAGTTAACCCTGCTCCCGTTTGACGGAGCCACGTACGTCCCGAGCAGTGACGGCACGCGGCTCTCGACGCAGTTCTACCGTGTTCTACTGCTGATGAGCGACTCGCGGTGGCGCACGCTGGCAGAAATCGTCACCATGGCGGGCGGCACAGAGGCGTCGGTCAGCGCTCGCTTGCGAGATTTTCGTAAGGCGAAGTTCGGGGGCAGCCCGGACGCGGTAGATCGGCGGCGCCGCGGAGAGGCAAAGAGGGGACTGCACGAGTACCGCCTTGCTGCGGAAGACACCGGCGCGCTGTTGCGGATTGCGCGCGGGGACAAGTGACGGAGCCCGTCCACGAGTGGCTGACCGAGCCCAAGCGACAAGCCATGCTCACCGCGCAGCGCGCCGACATTGAGAGCGGCGCGCACCCGGAGTGGTACGTCGGTTGGTACAATTTCACAGTGGAGTGCGTCGAGCGTGGGCTCCGCGCGCTCTGCGGATCTGCGGTGCAACCGTGAAGCAGCAGGAAACAGCAGGCCGCGAGGCACCTCGCGATGCGGATTGCGCAGAGGGCAAAGAAGGGTGGCTAGAATGAAGCACGGTTGCACGGCAGTCTTTTGGAGGCCCGCTCACCTATGAAGCTCACTCTCTGGCGTGCCGCCCCGGACGACTATGTTCCTGATGCGGCCTCATTTGCTCGCCGCAGAGCGGATGCGGAGGCGTACCTGGACAACCGGGGGTTCGGCGGTCCTTCGCTCTGGAAAAGTCGCATCACGACGAGCGAACGACGGGTGCTCAATCTGTACGATGAGCAGGAACCAGTGACATTCGTCGCAGAGTTACTGGATCTACCTCATCCCGGAGCAATCGGTGTCGAAGAATGGATCCCGATGCGCCCCGAGGTCCAGGAAGGGCTTGCCGCCGCCGGCTATGACTGGGTGGTGGTCCGTGATTCGTTCCCGGAAGGTGCCGAAGCCTGGTTGTGGGTAGGACCGTTCGCGCGAGAGCCTGAGTTAGAACTGGTTCAAGGAACTGGGGAGCGATGATGAAGCAACACGAAACGGCTGTCTCGGAGCCCGCGGTCCTGAACTACGTGATCGTCCACACAGGCACATGCCGCCGACTTGCTGACAAGTGGTGCCCGTGCGACTGCGGAGCCGAGTATCGCGCACGAGACGCGCTCCATCGAGCGGTGGATAGGTGCTCCGACACTAGGAGGCAACCGTGAAGCCACGTGTGCCGGCTGTCCGGGCAAACCTGATTCGCGTCTCGTCGTTCGCGCGTGCACTTCGACTAGAAACGCGCTCACGCTTCTTCCAAGGCGACCGCACCATCCTGACGGTCGAGGAATCGATCCAGATCGCTCGGGCCCTTGCAGCTAGTTGGCCCGCTCACGTGGAACCCATGAAAGAGGTAATCCGTTGACCAAGCCGGTGGATCTGATTCGTCAGGCATACGCCCGTTTTCTGTTCTGGACGTGGGACAGAGAATCCGCCGCAGCCCACAAACGGATACGCGGCTGCGCGCACGCGAACACGATGTTCGTAGACGTAGGATCGCCGCCGTATGATTGCGTCGAAAAGTGCCGGGACTGTTGGGCGCTACGGCTGCCAAAACTCGGCGGCGAGTGGCCTACCGATGATCTGAAGTGGACACCGAACACGGCCAACCCGCGGCGCGCGCATCAGGTGAGTGCGCCCAAGAAGAAAGAGGCAATCCGTTGACCGACAAACATGTTGTACTGAGCCATGAGACGTGGAGTCGCGCACTGACGGAGTTGGACAAGGCGCGCGAGGAGAACGCGAGGCTTCGGAGCGCGCTCCGGTGCCTTTCCGAGCACGAGCCGTCGTGGCCCGATGACTTTTTGCGTGCTCGTGCGGCGATCATTGGCGCGGAGGCGACGCTAGGCGGCGCGCGCGCCGAGAAGACGGGTTCCGCCCCGTGAAGCAACCCGACACCGCAGACCCGGCTGCGCCAGATACGGAGGAGAGTCCTCTACCTTTCGGAATGTTCACGCGGTACTCAGGTATCATCTTCTCGTCGTGGCCTCCGGAAGACTTGTGTCCGAGCCAGCGTGATCTAGCGCCCGATGATCTACGCGCACTCGGTTGGTATTCGCCAGAGGAGCTAGCGGCGCGGATAGTCGCTGCATTTCGTTTGGCGGCGAGTGTCTGCGACGACTTAGTACAGCGCGCGCAGGCCGACCGCGAGCAAGCTATCAACCGAGAAGACACCGCTGTTCTCGGGCGCGAGATGTCAACGGCGATGGCCTGCCGTGACGCAATCCTCGATCTAGGTGAGTCGGCCGGAAAGTAGTCACATGAAGCGCTCTGCCCTCGCGAAACCCCCGCCTCCCTTCGCATCCGACCAGGACACTGGCGTGTACTTCTGGGTCAGTGGCGGCGATCCCGACAGGCAGCTTTCCACGCACCGTCACCCGTTGCTGCCGCACCGCTGCACGAAGCACCGCTGGTGGAGCGCCGACCTGTGCTTCGTGTGCCAGGGAGCGAAGGCCGTGAGCGGCCAGAGTGCAAGGAAGGGAAAGTAGCCATGGGAGCCTGGGGCGAGGGACCGTTCGACAACGACACCGCGGGCGACGTGGTGGCGAAGATGATGGAGCCGTGTCGCGCGATCGACGCGGCCACAAGCGACCAGGAAGCGCGCCGGTACTACGCCGCGGCGCGTGTCGGAATCCAGGTGCGCCTGCTCGCGCACGGGACCGATATTCTGGGTGGCGCGCCGTTGCGTCCCGCCCTGGATGCGCTGCAACGCATGAGGGCCGACGCCGAGTGGCTTGCCGGCTGGCGGCACCCGAAGAAAATCAAGACGGCGCTGGACAAGGAAATCGAGGCAGTGAAGCGAGCTATGAAGAAGAAACCGAAACGTGTCCCCCGCCGATCGCCGCTGGAAGGCGCGAAGCGCACGCGGCCACTGGGGCGACCATGATGCCGACCGCAGCAAAGAACTACCAGCACCACACGGGGCACCGCTGGGTGATCGTCTGCACCATGGTCGCCACGGGAAGGGAGTGGGTGATCGATGGCGCGCCCGACCGCTCGGGAGCGGAGGAGCGATTGGAGCGCTGGGCAGGGCGCGGCGCGGGCGAGTGGGGCGGCGAGTACACCTTCCGCCTGGAGGAGGCCAAGCCATGACGCGGAACATGAGAGAGTCGCTGGCCGAGGACGACCCGGACCTGCTGTTCGCCGACGGGTTTGACGACGCGATCCTGGGCGTGGTGAGGCGCGTCGGCCAGGAGGCGTTCGTGCTGTACGACACGGAGCGCTGCATCGAAATCCTGATGCGCGACGGTACGGCGCGTGAGGAGGCGGAGGAATACTTCGGCTTCAACGTCGAGGGCGCATGGGT